GTAATGCTACTAGTACCAAGACCTACAGCACCTGAACTATTAATCCGCATAGACTCAACACCACCTTCTGTAAAGGCAATAGTGTCGGCTGCTGGGAAGTAAATACCTGTGTTGGTATCGCCTGTGGTGGTGATAGCTGGAAGTGCAGCCGTACCAGCTACAAAAGCTACTCGCTGTGAAGTATCAATTGTTACCGCAGTAGTGCCGTTACTTTGTAATTCAATAATTCCACTTGTATCAGCACTCTGAACCAGCCCTGTGGTTGTACTCGCATTTAGTGTGACAGCCATTATGCTACTCCCTTCGGATACTTAGCCTTGACCGCCAAGCAGTCAGCAATGTATTTATCAATCTGTGCTTGGTCACCCTTGACTACACCATCAATGTAATCGGTGATGTTTGGGTATTCTGCGGCTCTTTTAGCAATATAAGCATGAGCATCTACATACGCCTGAACTGCGGCTTTATCGTATGCGACTTCGTTGCCGTTTGCATCGTAAGCGACATCACCACGAATTGTGACTACGGATGGGTTTAATTTAAATATTGTTTCGTGATTTGTCATGTCGCAATCTCCAATAATTGCAATGTTGCTGGGTTATTAGTCGCACCGCCATTCATTGAGCAAGAATTACCAAGTCGTGTTTCCATTTGGATTTTATAAGTGGTAGCAGATGTTGCTGCTGGGCTATCAACACATTGATAAGATGATGGAAAATCATTAAATTGTGTGGCACTAGTAGAGAAAATTAAATTATCCCCACCATAAACAACAGTAGAGGCACCTCTAACTATTCGCAATCTTAAGCATTCATTTGCAACAGCGGGTCTTGTTATTCCACCCGAATTAAATAGAATTAATATTCTGCTACTAGCAGATGTGGGAGTAATTGTTGCACTAAAACCTACATCAACGAAACTTGTGCTTGTAGTTGAAAAAATACCGCCAGTCATTACTGCACTAACTACCTGAATCACATTACCAACTTTAGGTGATGTATCTGTAAGAACTGTTCCTGTAACTGCTGGTAAGGTTAATACAGTAGTACCAGCAACGGCTGGTTCTTGTAATGTAACGCTACCTGAAGTTGAACCTTGTAAGACTATGCTCATAGGAATTCCTTATAAAACAACCCAGCGACAACCGCTGGTAACTGTAACTGTCTGACCACTCGCCACGGTGACTGGGCCCGCAGACATTGCATTATTACCGGCAGCAATTGTGTAACTTGTGCTAATTGTTTGATTGTTTACTACGATACCGTTACTTGCTACTAACGCACTAGCTTGTAATTCTCCTGTGCTTGGCTTATACAAATACTTTGCATTACTTGTAAATATAGTGGTTGGTACGCCAGATGTGGCAGATGCATATAACGGGAATAAATTGCTGGCCGTTGATGTGTCATTGCTTATTGTTGCGCCTGATACGATGCCAGTTAATGATGATCCATCGCCTAAGTATTTAGTTGCGCTTAAGGTTCCTGTTGACGGGTTGTATTGCAGCTTAGTTGATGAAACATTTTCAGTTGTAATGGTGCCTGTTGTGACATCGGTAAAAGTAATGTAACGGGTTGCGTTGGTGGTTGTATCGTCAACAATACCTAGGCCAGATGCATTGGCCTGCCAGGTTGGAGCAGATGCGCCATTCGAGGTCAACACATATCCAGCAGTTCCGGTAGTTCCGGCCAAAGAAATCGTGTTATTTACCCGTAAATCAGTAAATGTTCCAGCTAAAGGTGTTGTTCCACCAATAACCATGTTATTCATTGTTCCAGCGTTTGTAGGTGCTATTTCTACTGCGCCTGTGCCTGTAGGCTTCATATGAACATGACCAGTTCCAGTAGGACTAATATCTATTTGAGCATTAGCTCCATTTAAATTAGTTGAAACATTGATGGAAACATTATCGCCACCACCGCCACCCATGCTAATTTGGGTTGATCCAGCCGAATTTCTAAGGGCTAAACCGCCTGAATTGGTAGCCTGAACTATTGGGGTAGTAAGACTTGAAGAAGCAGTAATTGTAGTAAATGCTCCTGAATTTGGAGTTGTTCCACCAATAGCAGGAGGAGCTGATAAATCTAAAGTTCCGCCAAGAGTTAAGTTCCCGCTGCTTGTAACTGTTCCAGACAGGCTAATGCCTGATACCGTTCCAGTTCCGCCTACAGAAGTTACCGTTCCAGCCGATGGAGTTGCCCAGGTTGGCACTCCGCCTGCAACTGTTAAAACCTGACCAGTTGATCCAATTCCAACAAAAGTAGTTGCGCCGGCACCGCTTTGATATGGGACTGATCCAGTTGCGCCACCTGCAATATTAGTTGCCGTGGTAGCCGTTGTAGCCGTGGTTGCAGTTGTTGCGGTGGCCGCATTACCAGAAATTGATCCCGTAATTGTGCTGCTGACAGTTAGGCCTGATAGGGTTCCAACCGTGGTAATGCCAGAATAAGAACCTGAAATACGGGCAGAATCAATCGTTCCCGATGTAATCGCAGAGGCCGCAATTGCAATGCTTGTATTGGTTGCGCTAGTAATCTGGCCTTGGGCATTAACTGCAATGGTCGGAACTGTACTAGCAGAGCCATAAGTAGCTGCAGCAACGCCGGTATTGGTAATGCTAAAGATGTTAGCTGCTAAGGATAATCCAGTTCCTGCGTAATAGGTTCCAGAAATACTAAAGTTAGACCAAGTAATAGAGGTTGTTCCAAGAGTACCGCCTGGCTGGATTGGACAATACCATGCCGTCCCCGCTTGAGTTCCAGACTCAATAAATACTAAGGCAGAAACTAAATCATCCCAAGTATCTGCGTCAGGAGCCCGACTCCATGCACCAGTTGCTGCAACATAAATACCATTTTGCGATTGATCGGTTTGATTCTTGACCAATACTCGTTCACCGGCAACAACCGAAACACCGTCTATGGATTGCGCACCGGATAAGGTAATGTTTGTGGATAGGGTTCCAGCAACAACAGGCTGTTTCCAAGAAATACCAACAATTGCCGAATCAACATAGACTTTGTTTGTTAAATCTAAATTGCCTACTGGCGCGTTAACACCAGTTGCGGTTGTAAACGCCGCAGTTGAAGGGGTTGTTGCACCAATAGTAGTGCTGTTAATCGTACTGTTAGTTATGTTTACCCCATCTAAATTGGGGTTTATAGGGGCATAAAACGGCGTTCCAGCAGGTCCAATTAAGTTAATACACTCATACGGCGGCAAGGGCTCAAAAGTCCCCTGGACCGGCACTATATTGGTTGTTATAGTCTTTGCGGTGTCGTTGGACATGGTAAATACCTTATTCGTTTGCCACTAATGTCAAATATAGCGAGTTTGTGCCTGACGAAATGCCCTTGATAAAAAAGTTTGGCCGAGGGCAATCAATAATGACTGGCAAAAACATACCAGGAGCCAGAACATAAGACCCGCTGCTGCCAGATGCTGCAATTGCTGGGGTTGCCATATTGGAGTCAGTTGTGCCAAAAGTGATGGCTGCAGTACCCGTTCCAGTATTTAGGATAGCCACACGAAATGCCAAGGTTGGCGTATCTGGGATTAGTTGCAGAGCAGATGACGCGGAACTAGTAAGGTCCAACCGATAAGTTGGGGAAAGAATCTTTAAAGAGTCCATGATTATCCTCGTAATAGAGATGTTTAAATTATCCTATGTTTTTAGGTTTTTACACCATAAAAACAAAAAAAAGGCCACCTCTTTTGGAGAATGGCCTTTTCAGGTCTCATGCGGGATTAAGTCGCAATGAGCCCTTTGTTACGCAACGCAACCAAAATTGCATTCACAGCAGTTGCAATTTCCGTACCTGTGGCGCTATTGCCAAGGTTTGTAATTGCAGCTGCTTGAATAACAGGGGTTGAGCCATGAAACGCCAATTTGTCTGCTGCGGCACCGGCGATTTGTACGCCGTCTGTTGAGTCACCGTTAAACAGGTAATTGGTTGATTGGGTAGTTGCTGGTCCTGGGTTTGCCATGATAAGTTCCTTTCCTATTAAGCTGCTACGCGGCAGGCGAGTTCAGGGTAAAGCGGAGCCCAGCCGTATAAGACATCTAAACGGGTTGGGATGGAGTCGTTATTAATGGTGTATTGACGCACCACACGAATTGACAAACCATTGTCCTTATCGCTTGCACGGCCTGCAAAATGTACACCGTCTGGCAATTGGAGGTCAGCAGTAGCCAAGGTAAACGCATTGCGATGGAATACCAAGTTCTGCGGACTGACAATACCAGTTTTGTTAAATGGTGTTACAGCTGCAGTTGCAGATGTGGTTGCCACGGTTACATTTTGGAACTGACCAGCAGTAATAATTGCAGGGCTGACGATGACAGTTGCTGAACCGCCGGAAGTAATGGTCACATCGGCAGTTACTACAAAGTTACGCAATACATTACCACCGTAGGGCTGGCGATTCTGTGGGTTAACTGCAAACACACCAGCAATCTGAATGGTATCGCCTTGCTTTAATACGGCATTAGCGGTAACAGCAGAGATGGTGATGGATGAAGTCTGAGCCCAACCAGTTGTCAACGAACCTGTAAATGTTGAGGTATTCGTAGTCATTGTGGCCGTTGCGTAAGAACCATAAGTATGGGACACGATGTTTTGGTCCATATACCAGTTCATACCAATGGTGTCGCGACCCATCATTCCCTTTTCATACTGGCCAGCGATGGAACCTTGTGGGTT